AAATACGTTTTGATTTGTGGGACGATCTCCCAATACTGCTGTCGCTGAGGTTTCACTTGAACCTCCCAAACAAAAGATACTTTCAAAATAATCTGAATCAAAGAAATCTGATGTATATGTGAATCCCGCTTTTTCAAAACACTTATCCAACAGATATTTCATATTGAACCAAGGCTTGAACTGTCCTACTGTAATGGGTGTTCCTGAATTGGTGACACCTGAAGCGGAGAAGTCCCATTTGGAGTATCCAATACTATTGTCATATCCTGTATGTGCTAAGGGGTATAATACTTTACCTACGATACCTGAATAATTGGAATATGAACCACCAGAGAAATCCCAAGTGGATACGATATTGTCATAATCTACAGTATGATCAATATCAGTGAATTCCAAATCACACAATGTAAATCGTTCAAGAGCAGCAGAAAGGCTTGAAGTTTCTTCAAGAATAAAAATTTCATATAGTGTTCCATTTGGTGAGTTTGATATTTTATTTAATCTTAACGAACCCCTGAATATATCAGCACCATAATTCTGAACCATACAATCTGTCTTTAGTGTGGAATCAAAATCTGTGGTATTTACATCAAAAGCCGATTGAAAGAACCTATCGTTTTTGATGGCCAGGAATCGTAAATGTCTTTGAATAACTCCCTTTACGTTGAGTTATATCTTCTATTTCTTCAATAGATTTGTTTAACGATATTGCCAAGTCATCCGTCAAGTCGAGGATAACCCATTCATCGTTTTTATCTTTTCCTAATAACTGAACCATTATCTATTCTGTCTTAAGGTTGGAAATGCTCCCTTATATTCTATTGATAAAGATACTTGTGTTGGTAATTGGAAGTTGGGTTTCACCACCTCCGAGTTTGTTAATATAATGGGGTATAAATCTCCTTCATCGTCAATTAACCATACGTTTGAACTTCTCAATAACTCCTCTGTTAACCAGTCAGCGTCTGACTTTGGAATTATACCCGTATGTAATATACCCGTTAAGGATTGTTGGTTGTTCCATACTTTCGTTTCTGGATTCCAACCATAATAACTTATATCAGTCCATCCATCAGTATACAACGATGGGGACGATTTGTAGTCCTGTCTCTGTATATCATATCCTGAATCTTCACGTCCTCTGAACGTGTACTGATCCATTGTTCCAAATGAGTTAATCCAACATACCTGTTGTGAATTAACAGAACAATTATCATCGAAATAGAAATAGAAATATTCTGATATTCTTGTGAAGTCCTGACAATTTGTTGGAGGTTGTGGAATCAATCCACAAGGACAATTTGGATACGCTGTCACATAATCATTATAGAACGTCGCAACCATAATAACGGTTGTTCCTCCACCTCCCATTGATATGATTTCATATACTTCGTTATTCCAACAAAAGAACTCCCCTACTTGTCCAAATCCTGAACCGTAGTCATTCCTCATCATATATGTTTTGTTATCACATCTGTTGAGGGCTGTAAAAAATGTATAATTATTTGTATCCGCCATCTTATCTACATAATCCAATATAGTTTATTGTATAGTTTGTCGAACCACCTGTTCTGACAGGAGTAGTACAAGAACAAACAATAACTGATGTGTTAGCGAGTATCGTCAATGGTGTTGTAGTTGACGTATTACAATCAGTATATGTTATTTGTAAACTATTGTCTCTGTCAGTATTAGAAATACTATACTTATTACAAGGTGAACAACCTACACTCGCACTTGATGATGGAGTTGGAGTTTGAGTCGGGGTAGGAGGTGGAGTAGGAGGTGAATAACCTGACGGTAATGGTGTATTACTCGGTGTTGGAGTCGGTGGTACAGGATCGTCTATACTCGCAACAAATGAAACCCTATAATACTTTACACCTGACGGTATTCCCACATTCTCATATAGGTTCTTTGGATACGCTCCAACATAACTAACCATCTTCTTATACCAATCAACCCCAACAGGTTGAACTGATGTATCCTCATCACAATTATATCTCCATCCACCATTATACATCACATTATATGTGATACCTGATGTAATTAACGCATCATCTTTATCGAAGTATTCCACCAACAAACCGTATATCGGATCTGATACAATATCTTCAGGATATGTGTGAAAATTAAGTCCTGCTAACACACCCCAATCTGTATCTCTCACATATTGTATTCTCGGTGCGTTCGTAAGGAATCTATGTGTATCACCATTGATTTCTGTTGGTGGTGATGTATCCAAATAGAACGGACTTAAATCTGTACTCTTATCGAACCATTCTTTAACTGAATTACTAACAAATCTATCACCTGCTGGATCGTATAAAGGATCACCAGTATTATCAAGTCCATCATATAAAACAGGATCTCCATCTTGTGTTGTTGAATACTCTTCACCAATTAAAACCGAATACAATAACCAGTCAGCATCCATCCATCCCCAATCAGAACGTGTTAATGGAATTGCGTCTCCTGTAACCCCCTGATTTCTTGGGTTGGACTCCATATATGATTGAATCACTCTGGCTATGTCTACTTGTCCCCAATACGTATTCTGTGGGGTTACCTTGAGTCGAGCAATCCTTTCATTGTTCATATAAACATCAAATACAAAACGGAATTTGTATTGGGTATTCATCTTATCAGATTCCACCTGATATACCATATTCCCGTATGCGTTTGAATATCTACCTGGTGTTGTTAATGCGTTTACTGCCATTATTCGTATATTATTTCTAAACTATTATTTGATAATAATACTATTCTATCGATTATATCATCTATGTCTAACCCCAAATCTTGATACTGTTCTTTTTGTAATATCCTTTCAACTGATTCCTCAAACAACTCAAATGTCTCATTCTCAAAATTGTCTTCAGTGAATAAATCAAGGGCTGAAAAACCTCTCTTGGCTATGTTGATTGCGATACCAAAACTTATACCCTCCATCTTCTTTTGACTTAACCCTTGAAACGATGGAACTGTCTTCATCCAATCTCTAATCTTATTAACAGGGGGAATACCTACAATGTCTATCTTACCTCCTGACTTAAACTCTGGTTGAGCCCTTCTACCTTCACCAAATAGAATGTCTGCTCCGTAGTCATTCATTGATATTAGAATCTCATCATCGTCGATTCTAACCTCCACAGAACGTTCCAAATTACCTGAACCATATATCTTTCTTGGTGATGGTGGTATCGTCCCTCCTATCTTATTAAAACGTTCAAATTTCTTTGTACGTATTCTATCCTTTACCCACTTTTCGAGTTCAACACCAACCTCATTTAATAGATTCTCAATCATAAACAGAATGTTCCTTCGGCTCTGAATACGATTTGTGCTTCAACACCTGCTATGTATACAGAAAGTTTATCCAAGAATGGTGTAAATGTAACTGGTGTTATCACGTGAAAATTATATGTTGTTAATTGGTTGGTATAATACTCCAAGAAATCCTGTAATAACATATAACATTCTTCAACAATATCTACTTGATTCGTTTTAACATCATCCAACATATCACCAAATATAATGTTAAATGAAAAATCTGTATATTGATCGGTTACTTGAGATGGTAATGGGATGACGTGAAATAGTGGATATAACAAGGGTTCAACATCCTGTCCCGTATCACTCAAATTACCAAACGTAAATGTTTTGATTACAGGGTGTTGTGAAGCGAACGCCTCAAAACTATCTACTATGGACTTAAAATTATTCATCTGTTTTTCTTTTTCATTTTTTCAATTTCTTCCTTCTCACGTTTCCTCTTATTCACCACGTATAATAAATAGTTTAAGGCTTCGTGAAGATTAAGATTCAATACCTCGTCCATTTTTAAGGGGTTTTCATTACTCAATATCATATACGTGGAATAATAGAAATCTGTCAATCCTTTGAGTTTTTCTTCTCTTGTTCTATTATCTGGTGGAGCGACTCTTCCATCGTCTTCTTCTTGGTTTCCGAATACTGCTTCTGCTTGTCGATAAGTAATCTTCCGTATTTCAAAAAAAAAAGTAGCGAGGATATAATATCCTTAACCAAGAAATCACCGAAATCCACACTTCTTCCCAATGATTCAGTGTGATCGTATGTGATGGTAGTATATTCATTTGTCTCCACGTTAAACTTCTCACAAGGGAGATATAACACACTGGCAATGTGTTTTAAGTCCAACTCTTTCTGTGACGTTAGGACTTCCAAATCACTCCATTGTCCCCACGTCATTGTCGATGGACGTGACAATCCATACATCTTATTCTTATAGTTAATAAGGGGACGTACAGGACTGTTTGTCGTGGAGTTATTGTAATATGAATTTAAGGCTTTCGCTACAAACCCAATCTGTTGTACGGTAGCGTCTCTTATCAACTTCTTATCAATACCTGTTAATAACTCAATGTATTCTGCGTTGGATATTGACTGTTTGTTTTTATTTAACTTTTGAACCTCAAGGTATTGGTTGATGGTAACCCCTTTTAGTTCGTATTCTTTTTTACCTAATATAATATTCATTTTTCCAATTCTTTTAATCGTTGTCCAAACTTATCCATTATCTCCAATGTCAATGTGTCATCTTGACTTACTAACATCATCTGAAATAACTGGTTTAATGTGTTATCCTTGTGTTTGTCACATATATTTTTTATCACCATATTTTGATTCCTTTTTCGTGCTTCAAGTACTCTTGGATGTATGTGTCTCATAAGAAATGATATGTTGTTTTTGGTTTATCAGCGAACTCCATAATCACATATCTAACGGAATCGATTAAGTGATCGTCACCTATTGGTGTATTTGTCACCCTACCACTCCTGTCTTTCTTGAATTTAAGTTCACTAAACTCTCTGTATAAATTAGTCGAATCTTCGTGTATGTGTATCCTATGTTGTTTCATCTTTTGAATTCCGTATAGGATTGAACCTGAACCTTTCTTTACTCCTCTGATATTAAACCCTCCTCTCTTCAAATCTTGGATTGACTTAGGTTCAGCACTGTCCGCTACCATTTGTGTGTTCCTATCTATCCCCAATTCCTTTAGGATGAATATCAAATCCTCATTGGTTGTTCCTGCTTGATATAACAATTCCTTACAATACACATCTTTATCATTTATTAACACTTCCACCACAGCACAAGGATCCGTTGCGAAACCAAAATCAATACCAATGTATCTCTCCTTGTATCTTGGTTCTTCTGTATATTTGTCATAATTGACGAATATCTTTTCTCTTGGGGGAACAACCCTTCCTTCAGAATATATCTCATATAAGTCAGGATCGAGTTCCTTTAACTCTTGAATGGATTGAATGATTCTGTCATCAAGAAATGGATTTTGTTTCCACGTGCTGTGTATCATTATACCATTGTCTTTTCCTTCATATTCCAATCCCCACCAATCCTCACTTATTTCGGGGTTGTATGCTGCGAGTATGTATTGTTCTGTACGTATGTCGAGTTGAACAAATGGTTCAAATGAAACTGTATTAACCTCATCAACAAAAACAATATCTGATTTCATTCCCCTCAACTTACCAGTGGTATCATCCATTCCCACAAATCGAATAATTGAATTATTCTTCATACGATACACCATTTCCACTTTGTTATATCTACTATCCTCCCAAAGATTTAAGTTCGTTAAAACGGACTTAAAATCCATTAGAATGGTATTCTTGATACTAACCTGTGTCTCTCTCGCAATGGTGATGAGTGTATCGGGTTTTGAGAGCGCTGTGATGATGAGATGTTGGAGTGCTGTAATCGTTTTTCCTGAACGTGATGAACCCCTCAAGAAAATATATCTCTTATTCTCCTGAAGGGCATCTTGTATCTTTATGTATAGTTCAGTCGTCTGTATTTCCATCTATATCCTTTGGGGGTATGACTTTGACGACAATGTCATTATCGTTCTTTATCTTATCACCTTGTGTCGTCAAGTCAATCTCCTTTTTCTCACTCCAATCCTCCTTAAATTTGTTCCTCATAACGAGGCTCCAAAGATTAGAATTGATTGATTTTGAATCTCCTTTTATGAAGGCTTCTTCCATAAATTTCATCCAATAATTCTGTGCGTATGTCTGTGCCTTATTGACGGTGTCCCTAAACTCTGTATCACGATTGATTAACTTGTAGTATGTATCTCTTTGTAAATCAAATTTTTCCATTATATGCGTGTGTTGAGCACCCTCTCTGCCCATTTGGAGAATCACCTCTTTCCAGTCTTCAGGCCATAAACCTTTTTTAACTAAATCTTCTATTCTTATTTTGGGTCTTCCGACTTTTCCCATCTCTCTTTGTTTCTAAAGAAACCTATAATTGTTACCACAATACCTACCAGTGTTGTTACTGCGGCTACAGCACCATCCAAGTTGGTTTGTAAGTATTCAACTACAGGTATAAGTTTATCAACACCCAATAGAGTGAAGAGGACACCCAATGCGGTTAGGGTGTGTCTAATCAATGATTTAATTTGTTCTGTCATCTTATTTTAATTTTAACCAATTTATTATTTCCTCCTCTGTTCCATACCCTCCGTATTCTGAATGATAGAATCCTTCTATTTGTCCTTTTTCAATATCATTCAAATCTTCCCAATTTCTTCCATAAGCAATTACCTTTGCTCTTCTTAAGTTTTTATTTTTACAATTACACTCTCCCATTACTTCTTTGATTTCTCAATACATACAGCATAACGTTGTTTCACATCAGGAAACTCTGTTACCATTGTTTTATCCCCCATACAACGTTGTAGGAATTGTTCTCTTGACTCCGATGGACTTCTATCAGGTATTGGCATAACTTTCAATATTAACCTTTAATTTATCGAGAATATCAACTTTCTCATATTGTTCATTATCCATTGCTTCTTTTCTCAAATTCAACATTGAACGTAGTATCATATTCACTGCTTCAGGTTTTGTCATCTTCAGTTGTTTCATCAACATATTCATATATTCAACCACATTGTCTGTTGTTTTATCCAACAGGGATTGCCTCTCTTCGTTTGAGAGTTTGTAGTATTCCTTAAACAATTCTTCATTAACATTCATAATCATAAATATATCGAGTTATAAAGCCCCAGCCCTATGGAATGACGTTTGGAGAAATTACGTAGTAATTTAAATGGACAAAAAGAATAGATTTCGGGCTGGGGCTGAAAAATAAAAAAAAGAACCATATCTTACACAATATTAACTATGAACCTAAAATTTTGTCATTCCAGTGATCACCGTTGTGATTCACTCTATAAATATAAGTTAAATCGTTAATCAAGTAAATTTAATATCTTTTGTTTGGTAATACTCCCCATTTCATTTTGGATTGTAAGTGTCTAACATCCAAAAACTTGTTACTATAATCTGCGTAATCATTTGATTGATGTTTATAAGCCAT